GGAGCTGAATGGTAATCCAACTCCTATACCTACACTTGGTTGTAGGTCTAATGGGCTTATCTGTTGTACATTAAATGCCATTATCCTCCGAATCTTTGTTTATCCTTCTCTTGTGATGCCTTAAAGACAGCTGCTGCATTTTTAACAAAATCAAACTGTGATATATCCAATCCTGGTTCTGGTCTTGCAAAACTTTCCTCCATCATTACTGGATTCATGCCTAATCCTGGTGCAGACACCATATCTGACACTCCTGAGTATACTGTTCTATACTCATCCCCTACCATCTCAGCCTTTGTCTCATTTAGTAGATCTGCGATTGGATCTCCTGTTGATATTCTAGTTCTCTGTACCGGTGGAGTATATGGTTCGTATTTTGTTACTTTAGAAACTTGTTTCTTAGGTGCTTCTGTTAGTACATCTGCTAACTCCTCTCTAAGTACTTCTCTTACTGCTTCTTTTATTAATTTTTTAAAAACATCTAACTTCATATTAATAAATAGTTATGTTATGGTAATTGATTATCTATTCTAAATTTGATTTCATCTAGTAATACTTTTGTATCTGAACTAAAAGAAGATGGTCCATATAGTACTATTACTCCTACTTTATCTTTTGCTATTGCATATCTTCTTGGTGCAATTTTTGGTGAATTCGGATCATCTACTATTGCTAGTTCATATCCTTTATAGTAGTAGTCTGGACCTAAAGGAGTCCCTTCTGATCCTGTATTTTGTGGTGGTTGAGCAGAGGCTACTATCTGATTTAATTCTGCAGAATCCCTACTACATCCTTGAATTGCTATATCAATTGCTTCTAATCTTCTTTTTAATCCTCCCAGTGTGGTTGATACAATATTAATTATTCCTAATATTCCTGCTTTATCTGCTTCTAAAGAATCTAGTAATTTGTTTAGTTTAATTAATCTATCACTTAGTTTGGTTAATGCAGAAAATTTTACCCCTATTACAACTCCTCCTGATTGCCCTGGTATAACTTTAAATACAGTAGGTTTTGGTATTCTTTTAATAATTGAAATACCTATTCTAGCAGCTCTAATAGCTCTATCTAACTTATTTGCTACACTTCTTAATTTCTGAATTCTTCTTTCTAATGCATTTATGTTTTTTAATAAATTATTTTTTATTTTTATAATTTTTTCAATTTCTTTCGCATTCGGACATTGACTTGTGAATTTAGAGAGTACATTCAATACTTGATTTTGTACTTGACTCACAAGCTTTCCTTGTATTGATCCTACCTGTCTTGCTATAATTCCTGATAATTCTGGTAATGCCATTATTCGATATAGACTTTATTTGATTTGAATAAACTATATTGTGTACTTAAACTCTGTACTGATGATTTTAGGACTGGGCCTGTCGAATTTAAGCTTGTTATCGATTTACCGTCTGTCGTTCTTGCGAATTGCATAGCTGTTGCTACTGTTTCTAATGAAAATAGTAACTGTTTTAGCCAAGCTTCTAATTGACCTCCTAATACGGCTGGTTGTTGTACGCTTTTACTTGCAGTTCTTGCTTTAACTCCTAAATATATTTTTTCAGCATCAACACAAAAGTATTCTGTTGCATCTAAGTTAATACTATTTGCATTCAATCCTATAGATTGCTTTGCAGATATAAAAGCACTTTCTTCTTTTGCATTAAAATATAATCTTCCTCCATTAATAACTACTTGATTTCCTTTAAATTTATCTGATGTAGTTGGTACTTGATTGTAGGAATCTCTTTTAGTATTTGCAGAAGTTAAAGGTACTTTGTGATTTGAAAGGAAGTATAGTGAGTTAGCATCTTTATTTATATCTTCTGTGATATAATCTAATCCATTATCTGTTTTTATTTGTCCATTACTAATTAAGGTAAATGGTTGTGTATTATTACTACTATCTGTTATAGTATTATACTTCGACTTATTACCTCCAAACCTAATAGATTGCCCTAATCTTCCTTGTAAAATAGTATCTCCTGGGAATGGGTATAGCGGGTTTATATCGGATAATTCTACTACCCCTGGACCTATTGGGTTATTATAATCAACTCTTTGCTGTGGCAGGGCGTTGTGATGTGGTGTTCCCCAAACATTAACTGCTCCTAAATTTATATAATACTTTGTTTGATTTTGATCAGTTACTTGTGAATTTGGTTCAGGTGCATTAATTAAAATTACCATTTCATTTACAACTGGGTATTGTTGTATATTTGAAAATAACGGTTGTGCATATCCTAAATTTTCATCACTATCAACTCCCTGTATTATTAGTTTATACCTAATTCCTCCTATAGGTAGTTTTACCCCATTACTATCAGTAATACTTACTGTATCGTCTAATACAATAGTATCAACTCTACCGAAAATAAGTTGATCCCCTGTAGATGTAGTTCCTGCCCCGCTATTTTGTAGGGTTTGAAATTTTGAACCTAAAAAATAGTTATTATTCACTCTTTTTCTTCATCTAATTTTTTACCTAATTCCTCACTCTGTTCCATTAATTTAGCTAATTCCTCAGGATTAAAGAAATCTGCTTCGGTAGCTTTTCCTCCACCTTCCATTCTCTGAACTATAGCAAGCATTTTAATAAGGTGTTCATCGTTTTTAACACCTACCTCAAGGTATTCCTTAATCATAGGTACAACAAGAGTTGCATCTCCTACATCGCTAACTAAAGGTTTTAACTCTCCAATAAGGGCGTTAATCTGTAATTCTTTTCTTTTAGAGTTATCATATACCTCCTTTAGTACATCAGATACTGTTTTTTTGCCGAATATTACTGTTTCTAATCCCATACTCTATTTATTTTATAAATATTAGGTAAGATTATATTCTACTATAATTCCACTATCTATGTAATTTTTTTGCATAAATACGAATTCATCTCGTAGTTTATTGATAACTCTAGTAAGGGTAGGGGTCTCACATTCAGTCATTTCTCTGATGTAGATATAAAGTGCTTTCTTCTTAAAGATTTCTACATCATACCTAGTTCTAAATAGAGTTAATACTGCATCTGCCACTTCTTTATCTTGTTCTTTAGGAAATAAGTCCTCAAAATTATCATAGCAATTCTCTACAAAGGAATCTACCATTTTAGCGATAGGTATTTTTCTTGTATTTATATCTTCTATACTACTTTCATAAGAATCATGGATCTCATCAAAAGAACCTACTTGTTTTAATTTCTTATAGTTATTATTGTTATATTGAATTAACCACCTTTTAATAATGGTTTGAAAGTAGGAAAAAGCTTTTGCTCCATTCTCAGGATTAAATCCTCCTAACTTCTCTTCAACTATAACTACCATTACTTCATGCTTAAGATCTTCAACACTTTCTACATCCATATAGTAGAATTTGAAAGTATGAATGATATTCTCAATCATCTTATAAAACGGGTAGTATAATTCTTTTGAAAATAGCCTGCTTCGGAAAACAGGATCAGAGGACGCATTATAAAGTACTATCGCATCCTCTGTTTCTTGTGTAAAGTAATAATTACTGTTGGTCGGTTTCTTTTTTTCCATATCCTTTAGGGAGACGGAAAGAGTTTATTAGGTCTTGGATTTCTTTCATAAAGTCAAAAAAGGTTCCAATTTCGTCGTCGGCTCTAAAATGCCCTTTCTCGTCTAATTGATTAACGTATAAATTCGATTCTTGTATTGTTAACGAAACCTTTCTTAGATAATCGATTTGTTCCTCGATAATATCTTCTGCTTTTGTAAGTTTGTTGTTTAAATTCCATATAACGTAACCACAAACCAAGATTACTAGGATTAATAATGCATATATCATATTAAATTGCTTTTAATGCTGCTGCTAGACCAGGAGAACTTACAGCTGGTTTTCCAGTACTAGTTCTTGTTTTAACAGGAGTTTGAGCAGGAGCAGGTTGTGTATTTTTCCATCTATCATATTCTATTTTAGAAGCTAAGAAATCTGCTTGATGAAGAATATACGGTAGATTAGTTCTTAATTTAGAATCTGGATTGAAAGTGATATAGTATGGTTTATTTACATCATCATATAATCCGTCATGTAATTTAATAGCAAGGAATTCATTCTCTGACATCTCTATCCTATTTTTCTGAAGAATAAATAAAGATCTATCTTGAATTAACATAAAGGGTAATTCTGAGTTGTGAGTATAAATTTCTCCTAATTTATCTTTTCTCCATTGATCAGTCTGAGGTAAGTAATTAGGCTGTCCTTTAAAACCTATTTTACCTAAATCATGATTAAGAGCAGAGAAAACTAATTCTTCATCAGTAAAATCTATAGTAGTTCCCATTTCCTCCCATAAAGCTCTAGTCTTTAAAGCACAATGAACCACGCGATTGACATGATCAATATACCCTCCAGGAAAAGCATTATGAAAAGAAGGTTTCCCAGAAGCAGGAGCTATAATCA